GGTAAATTCGAACCTCGCCATTCAACTAGCGCCAGACGCTAAACCGCCTAAACCGTTGCGCTGCAAGGGATCTCGGCACAGCTACGGCAGGCGGTTTAGCGAGGGTTTAGCATTGGTTTAGTGATTAAACTACCTGTGCTTGTCAGCTTTGCTGAGTTTGCGATCTTGAAGGGCTGCACAAAAGGTGCGGTTACCCACGCCAGCAAAAGCCGAATTGCTGCTGCCATCGTTGACAAGGACGGCCAGCGATGGCTCGACCGTGATCTGGCGCTGGAGTTGTGGAACAAGAACACGAGAGCCACAGCCAATAGCAAGGTGTCACCACCGGCGGACCCAACACCACGCGAGCTGAAGCGACGGGTGGAGGCGTTGCCGGATGATGAGATCCCGGATCTGAATGAAAGCCGCGCAAGGCGTGAGCACTACCAGGCGGAGCTGGCCAAGCTGCAGGTGAGCCAGCAGCGCCGCGAACTGATCAGCGCCGATGAGGTGAAGAAGGAAGCGTTCGCGCTGGGGCGCAGCATCCGTGAAGCACTGGCCAACCTGGCGGACCGCTTGAGTCATCAACTGGCTGGCGAGACGGATCCGGTCGTGATCCATGAACTGCTCAGCCAAGAACACCGGGCGGCATTGTCGGAGCTAAGTGAATGAACGCATACCGCGGCGGCTTCCTCGATGGGCTGCGACCTGATGCGCAGCTGACGGTCAGCGAGTGGGCCGATCAGTACCGGATGCTCAGCAGCAAGGCCAGCGCCGAACCTGGCCCATGGCGCACAGGGCGCACGCCATACCTTCGCGAACCGATGGACTGCCTGAGCACGGGCAGCAACGTGCAGCGTGTGGTGATGATGTTTGCGGCGCAGACCGGCAAGACCGAAGCCGGCAGCAACTGGCTCGGCTATGTGATCCACCATGCACCGGGCCCGCTGTTGGCGGTGCAGCCGACGGTTGAGATGGCCAAACGCCTGAGCAAACAGCGGCTTGAGAGCATGATCACCGACACGCCGGTGCTGGCTGAGCGGATCGCACCAAGCCGCAGCAGGGACAGCGGGAACACAATGTTCAGCAAGGAGTTTCCAGGCGGAATGCTGCTGCTGACCGGAAGTAACTCAGCCACTGGGCTGCGATCGACGCCGTGCCGCTACATCTTCCTCGATGAGGTGGACGCTTTCCCGCTGGACGTTGACGGCGAGGGCGATCCGGTCAGCTTGGCCGAGAAACGGGCGACGACGTTCGCGCGGCGGAAGATCTTGCTGACCAGTACGCCGACCATCAAGGACTTCAGCCGTATCGAGGCGGAGTATGAACGCAGTGATCAGCGCCGCTATTTCGTGCCATGCCCAAGCTGCGGCGCGATGCAATGGCTGAAGTGGTCGCAGCTCAAGTGGGAGAAGGATGATCCGAGTAGCGCGGCATATGAATGCGAGGCGTGCAAAGAGCGATTCGGGGAACTGCACAAGCCTGCCCTGCTGCGTGGTGGTGAATGGCGCGCCACTGCACCTGGCGATGGCGGCAAGACTGCTGGCTTTCAGCTGAGTGGACTCTATTCACCGCTTGGCTGGCTTAGCTGGGGCGACATGGTTGACGAGTTCATGCGCAGCAAGGCGGATGCGCCGATGCTTAAGAGCTTCGTCAATACGCGACTGGCTGAGACGTTCGCAGAGGACTACGCCAGCAAGGTGAGCGCCACTGGATTGATGGAGCGCTGCGAGCATTACAAGCCCGGTACTGTGCCAGATGGCGCGTCAGCTGTCACGGTCGGCGTTGACGTGCAGGACAACCGACTGGCGATCAGCGTCTGGGCATGGGGACGCGATGAGGAGGGCTGGCTGCTGGATCACCAGGAGATCCACGGCGACCCAAGCCGCGCAGATCTATGGAAGCAACTCGACGCAATGGTGCTGCGCGAATGGCCGCACGCGCAGGGCCATGGCATCCGACCGCATGTGGTGGCGATCGACAGTGGCGGCCACTTCACGGCTGAGGTTTACCAGTACGCACGCGAGCGCGGCCGGCAGGGCGTGATTGCGATCAAGGGCGCCAGCCAGCGCGGCAAGCCGCCGATCGGCAAGGGCAGCCGAGTGGATCTGAACGCCAAAGGCCAGACCATGAAACGCGGCGCGGTGGTGCATCCGGTCGGCAGCGACACGATCAAGACCACGCTGTTTGGTCGGATCAAACACAGCGAGCCCGGCCCTGGTTACCTGCACTTCCACATGGATGCAACGGTTGACTACTTCGAGCAGCTGACCGCCGAGAAGCAAGTGATGCGATACAACCGCTCAGGGTTCCCGGTGCGCGAATGGGTCAAGAAGCCATCAGCGCGCAATGAGGCGCTGGATTGCTTGGTGTATGCCTATGCGGCGCTGTGCCATCTCTACACGCGCTATGACCGCAAGACGATATGGGATCAGCTCGACAAGCCAGCAGAAGCACGCGCTAAGCCATCGCTAAGATCAGCTAAGGCTGGCGCAGCCTTCCTTAGCAACTGGTAGCAGTGAACATCCCTGCGACAATCCGAGCCGGTGACACGGTGAAATGGCGGGATGATGCCAGCGTGGATGCGTTCGGCAATGCCGTCACAAGCGGCACCTGGACGCTGACTTATTACCTGCGCACCAATACTGCAAGCGAAGGCGCAACGATCACCGGCACTGCATACGGCCAAGGCTGGGAGCTGACGATTGCCGCAGCTACCAGCGTCGGATTCGATGCAGGGCAGTGGTACTGGCAGGCGATTGCAACTGCCGGCAGCGAGAAGCTGACACTCGGCGCTGGTCAGCTTGATGTACTGGCGGCATTGAACTACGCCGGATCGCCTGGCGCGTTTGATGGCCGCAGCCAAGCACAGAAGGATCTTGATGCGGTGCAGTCCGCGATCCGCGCGATGATTGCAGGCGGCGCTGTGCAGCAGTACAGCATTGGAAGCCGCAATCTGACAAAGATGAGATTGGAAGACTTGCTGCAGCTGGAGGCCAAGCTCAAAGCTGATGTGAAGCGTGAGCAGGCTGCCGAGCTGGCGGCCAATGGCCTGGGCAATCCGCACAACCTATTCGTGAGGTTCAGCTGATGGCCAAGAAGCGCAGGCAACAAGCGGCACCATCAGCACCACGGCGGCGGATGTACCAAGGCGCGCAGTTCAGCAGGCTGACTGCTGACTGGGTGACAGGCAACACCAGCGCCGACAGCGAGATCTACGGCAGTGCGCAGAAGTTGCGCGATCGCGCGCGGCAGCTGTGCAGGGACAACGACTACGCGCGGCAGGCATTGCGCGCGATTGAAGGCAACGTGATCGGGCAGGGCATCCCGTTCCAGTCGCAGGTGCGGATGCAGCGCGGCGGCAAGCTTGATACCAGCATCAATGATGCGATCGAGGCGGCATGGCGCCAGTGGACAACTGCGCGGCATTGCCACACCGGCGGCAAGCTGAGCTTTGCCGACATTGAAAGGCTAGTGATCCGCGCCTGCGCCGAGAGCGGCGAGGTGTTCATCAGGCTTGTGCGGCAGAGCTTTGGTGGCAGCACCATCCCGCTGGCGATGGAGGTGATCGAGGCAGATCAGCTGGATGATGGTCTCAATGGCCGCAGCCAGCAGGGCAATGAGATCCGCATGGGGGTCGAGGTTGACGGATGGGGCAGGCCAATCGCGTATCACTTCCTGGCGTATCACCCCGGCGACTACCAGTTCAGCAACCAGCAGATCAGCACGCAGCGGCACAAGCGCATCCCGGCCGAGGAGATCATTCACCTTTACCGCGCCGAGCGCCCCGGCCAGACGAGAGGCGTCACATGGTTTGCCAGTGCAATACAACGACTGCACCACCTGGCGGGTTACGAGCAGGCCGAGGTGGTGCGTGCTCGGGCCAGCAGCGCGCTCATGGGCTTCATTACCAGCCCCGAGGGCGAGCTGATCGGTGATGACGTCATGGATGGCGAGCGGGTCTCAAACTTTGAACCCGGGGTCTTCAAATACCTCAACCCCGGCGAGTCGGTCACAGTGCCGAGCCTGGATAGCCCCGATGGCCAGTTCGAGCCGTTCCTGCGGGCAATGCTGCGCGCCATGGCTGCAGGCATCGGCTGCAGCTACGAGACGATCTCGCGCGATTTCAGTCAGACCAACTACAGCAGCAGCCGGCTCAGCCTGATTGAAGACCGCGACCACTGGCGCATTCTGCAATCGTGGATGATCGAAAACTTCCACCGCCGCGTATTCCACGAGTGGATTGAGCTGGCGGTGCTGAGCAATGCGTTATCGCTACCCGGCTACGAGCTGGCACCCGATCGCTTCAAGGCCGCGCGGTGGATGCCACGCGGCTGGGCATGGGTTGACCCTGCCAAGGAGGTGGCCGCATACAAGGAAGCGGTGCGGTGTGGCTTCAAGACTCTTGGCGAGGTGGTTGCAGAGCAGGGTGGGGATCTTGATGAGCTGCTGCTGGCGCGGCAGGCTGAGCTGGCAATGCTGGATCAAATGAACATCGTGGTGGATAGCGACCCAACGCAGGTAACCGGCGCTGGCCTTCAGCAGATCGGCAATCCTTACCCAGAGACGCAACTGCCTACTGAGGAGCCTGCCTAATGGCCAACATCAACGGCACCGAGATCAACCTGATGCCAACCGCTGGAATGCGCGAGGAGGCTGAACGCTACCGCGCATGGAAGGCCGATGGCGAGCAGGGCGGCACTGATGTGGCAGCCACTAGAGCATCGCAGATCCTGAGCGGTGACGAGCTGTCACCTGACACCGTGATCACCATGGCGGCATGGTTTGCGCGGCATGAAGTGGACAAGCAAGGACAGGGCTTCAGCCAGGGCGAAGACGGCTACCCATCACCTGGCCGCGTGGCATGGGCGGCATGGGGCGGCGATGCTGGCCAAAGTTGGTCTACATCCAAGGCCGATAGGATTAAGGTATTGCAAGATCGCACAATGGAAAGACCGTATCCCAATGAACACGCGGCGCGATTGACCGATCCTGATCAATACGACGAAATCCGGCGCGTGAATGATGAAGGCGGCCCTGGCGTTGATTTCATCTATGGGACAAAGGATGGCAATACCGAGCTGCAAGCCATTCGCTTTGATGCAGCGCGGTTCAGCGCTGACGAGGCCCGGCAGTGGCTAAGCGACAATGACATGCAGGAGATCTTGTTTGAAGTGGCAACCGGTGAGCGTATGCAGCGCTCGGAACCGGTGTCATTCACGCGTTCAGCGCAGATCGCAGAAGATGACCGCACGCTTGAGTTCCCGTTTTCCAGTGAGTACCCGGTCGCACGCTACTTCGGCAATGAGATCCTGTCCCATACCCGTGAGGCTGTTGATCTTGCTCGGCTGAACGATGGCGCGCCGCTGCTGTTCAACCATGACCCGGACAAGCTGATCGGCGTGGTTGAGCGCGCATGGGTGGATGAAGACCAGAAGCGCGGCTACGCGCGCGTGCGCATGAGTCGCAATCCATTTGCGCAAGAGGTGATGAACGATGTTCGTGATGGCGTACTGCGCAATGTGAGCTTCGGCTATGCGATCAACGATATGGAGCAACGCGGCGAAGACTTTATCGTGACGCGATGGAGCGCGCACGAGCTATCGCTAGTGTCAATTCCTGCCGACCCTACAATCGGAGTAGGGCGTTCAATGGATGCTCCGGTCGCGGCCACAGCCGCATCACTTGTCCCAACTTCTACCGACATGGAAGACACCACCACCGATCTGATGGCGGTGCGGGCTGAAGCGGCTTCAGAGGCTGCCAAGGCTGAGCGCACCCGCATCTCTGGCATCACTGCTATCACCGAGAAGCATGGCATGGCCGACCTTGGTCGCCAGCTGATCGAATCTGGCCGCAGCCTTGATGAGGCCCGCGCTGCTGTGCTCGATCAACTTGGCAGCAAGGCGCAGCCTGTCAGCGAGTCCGCTGGCGACATTGGCCTCAGCGCCAAGGAAACCCGTGAGTTCAGCTTCCAGCGCGCGATCAACGCACTGGCCAACCCTGGCGACCGCAAGTTGCAGGAAGCCGCAGCCTTCGAACGCGAGTGCTCCGAGGCTGCCGCTGCACGCGCCGGCAAGGTTGCTCAGGGCATCATGGTGCCGAGCGAGGTGCTGCGCCGTGACCTGACCGTTGGCACCGCATCCGGCGCTGGCGATCTGGTCGGTACTGACTTCCGTCCTGGCAGCTTCATCGAACTGCTGCGCAACCGCTCGGCACTGGCCGGGTTGGGTGTTACCAGCCTGACCGGGCTGACCGGCAACGTGGCTATCCCGCGCCAGACGGCTGCGGCTACTGCATATTGGCTGTCTGAGTCCGGCTCGCCTACCGAGTCCCAGCAGACGGTGGATCAGGTGAACCTTTCGCCAAAAACCGTAGGCGCCTTTACCGACTACAGCCGCCGCCTGATGCTGCAGGCCAGCATCGACGTGGAGCAGATGATTCGCCAGGATCTTGCCACTGTGCTGGCGCTTGAGATCGATCGCGTTGGCCTCTACGGCCTGGGCAACACCAGCCAGCCACTTGGCATCAAGCTGACCACTGGCATCAACACCGAGAACTTCGGTGCCGCCACTCCGACCTATGCCGAGGTGGTGAGCATGGAATCCAAGATCGCCGCGGACAACGCCGACATCGGCGCCATGGCGTATCTGATGAATGCCACCATGCGCGGCAGCCTGAAGACCAAGGACAAGGGCACCGATACCGGCGCCTACGTGTTCGAGCCTGGCGGCACCGTCAACGGTTACAGCGCCGTCGTCAGCAATCAGGTTGAGTCTGGCGACATCTTCTTCGCGGTGTGGAGCCAGCTGATCATGGCGATGTGGAGTGGCCTGGATCTCACCGTGGATCCCTACACCCACAGCACCAGCGGCACCGTGCGCGTGGTGGCTCTGCAGGATGTGGACTTTGCGGTCCGTCACCCTGAAGGCTTCTGCCGCGGCAACGACACTCTCTGATGTTGATTCAAATCCTTAAGGACACGTCCATTAGGGGCGTGGCTGTCAAGGCAGGACAGGTGGTTGATACCGAGCAATCGGACGCCATCGCTCTGATCAACATGGGCAAAGCGCAGCCGGCTCCGATCGTGGAGCCAGCCCCGGCAGTTTGCCCGCAGCCTTCCCGCAAACCATCCCGCAAGAGGACCAATGGCTATCCATC